AACCGCCGTAGACGTGCTTATAGAATCTACAGCGAAAGTATTTTGACCTGTCGTCGGTACAATTGAAGACCTCGCAAGTTCCAACGCTAAACGCCCCGTAGCCTCTTTTAACGGTGCTGGCGCGGTCGACGTCGTGTAACCTATTGTAGCCGTAACCTTGACGTAACGTGCTGGTAATGTAGTAAAGTACAGACGGTAATTCCTACCGTCTGTCTCTACTGCATAGTTAGTGTTCGCAACGTATGATTCACTAAGGGTCTCACGGTCTTGTACTGACGTAGGAGTGAAAGGCACTCGGTACACTTCTGCAATATCTAATAATTGCGAATAACGTATATATTCAAAAGCCTTACTCGCTTGCAACAACGATTGACCGCAATACGTTTCCAATTGCTCAACTGCCGTATCTATTAGGCGTTGAAGAATAGTGTTGTAGTCGTTTTCAGACGTTGGTACATTTAAGTAATCCGTTTTGAACTCGTTGAGCGTTATCATATTAGACTATTGAACCCGCAAATAGTACATCGTTTGACGATGGAGAATAAGATGTTGCATTGTTCTTTATTGGTGACTGCATATTGTCTCCAACTATACCAATAACGGTTACCGTTGCACCTGTTGAACCATTACCAACTAATCCACTAAATTGGATATAACGTTGTTTCCCTGCCAAAGAAATTGGCTGGATACAAATCTTGTTATCGTCAGTAGCCGTATAAGCGGCACTATTGAAATTCGCTCCTGTAATATCCGCCCAAGTTGAATTATCAGTCGATTGTCTTAAACGTATTGTTGTCATTGTTGTATCGATTCCACCAACAATCAAAATGACAGTCAACGACCCCGCATTTGGATAATTGTTCAAATCAATTGAACCTGTTACCGTGTTGTTATTTATTAAAGTACTATTATATAAAATATCGTACTTATTCGAAAATTGATTAAACATTGTTTTATTCCTTCTAATTATGCGTTTCGACGCAGTAAAGCAACACCACCAACGCGTCTGTTACCAGCCGTTGCACTATTTACACCCAAGTTATACGTAGCCACGTCGTGCTCTGCTTTGAAGTTAAATTGAATCAAACCTTCCGCTTGTTTGATGTACTCATTCATTTGCATTCCGAACGATTTACGGACGCCTACTGTACAAACATTTCTAAGATTGCCAAATAGAGCAATATTTGTTGGGTTTGCGTCGGCGGTCGCTAATTTGTCAGTAAATACAATTTCGTAACCGTCAAAGAACCTACGTTGACCTTCTTGGTAATATAAACCACTATTACCACCCGCCGCGTCTAACAGACGTTGAAACACTAAAGCAAACGCCTGTCTACTCATATAGAATTTTGCACCTGCTAATTGTGACGTTGGTAATAACGAGATAAATGTACGTAGGTTTGGCAAGGTAATAGCACTCCAACCTCCTGTCCCTTGTATTGAAGGGGTGTTTGCCTCCGTGCCTAATGAAAGCAAAGATTGTGGTATTGAAACCGTCCCACCTTGAGCCGTACCTTGAACGCCCGTGTTTGAAAATACCGCCTCGTCGACAGTTTTACCATAAGCCTTTGCAAAAGCACCGATAATAACATCAGCAACGTTGACCGAACCACTTGCGAGCAATTGGTCTGAAACCTCCGTTGTACCTTTGACGATTTTAGCCGTTAGTTGCGAACGCCCTGCACCTATATCAGTTTGTGTCGCAGCAACGCCTTCAGCACCGTAATACATCACGACAGAATCCTCCGTAATGGTATTGATGTACTCGATTTGACTGTTCATTTGTTGAACGTTCACCTCACGAAGTGCAACGCCCTGCTCTTCAGTAGCATTTATAATCGTTTGTACAACCGTTGGAGGTGTAACTAAGAAACCAGCGTTGAATGAATCAAAGGCAGTTGACGCCTTAGTAGTCATTTCATGACCAAATTGCTTTGTAAAGTTTTCCGTATCACGACCTTTCGAGCGAATGTATTCACCAAAGGCATTAGCGTCCGCGTCATTCTCGAAGTACTTCGATTCTTTCTTACGTGGTGTTGAGTAAACATTTTCGTTACCAACTTTCGGCTCGAAAGACGTATTCATTCTTTGAGCATTCTTTAACTTGATTTGTTCAACATTGTTCAATTGTTGCAACTTTTCAGTTAAACCTTCAATTTCTTTATTCGTTACCTCCATAGACGTAATTTCGTCGTCTGTAAGGCTCGAAACTTCTTTCGACAATAAAACGTCTAATCCTTTCGACTTCAACGCTATATCGTCCTGTAATTGCTTAATAGTCATTTTAAACTATTCCTTTCATATATATGTTATTGCGTTTTGCTCTAATTCTTGCAACACGCTCCCTTTGTAACCTCTTTTGTCTTAATTCGTCAATTTCTTGCTTCTCAAATTTACTTGTAATAGTCTTGATTTCTGCTGACGCTTCGTCTAATTTAGTAGCCACGTTGTTAAGTGTGTTCAAATTAGATTGGGATATTTCCCTGCCTTCTTTAATGCTATAAACAACGTCCTTTTGTTTTAACCCTGTCAATGGGTTTGCACCACGTAACACCATTGAATATTCGACTAAATCGGCTTTACGTATGATAGCCTCGAAGTCGTCGAATGATTCATTTACAACTTCGTAATCCTTAACGTACATTCCAACAGAAAACTCGTTATAAACCTTATCGTCTAATAGTTGTTTCGCCTTCCTGCCTTCTTCAAATTGCTCGTAAAATTCAAATTCTACGTATAGACCACCAAAGGTCTTTGACTGCATAGGGAGTCTTTCGTCTCCCGGTTCTAATTCCATTATATCCAACGTTCTACCAACAACCATAAATAAATCGTTTTCGTGTTGGAACAGAACAGGAATAGAACCGCCCTTTGCTTTTGTGTTTGCTATTGATTCAGCAAACGCTCCAAACTCTATACGGTCTCCGTAACTGTCTTTAATTGCGAACGTGCTTACTATAGCCTCGTAACCTTTTTCGGTTGGTGCAATTTGTACACCCTCAAAACTTTTTTCAATCTTTTTCATATCATTATAAACTAACTGTTCTTGGTCTCATTACACAACGGCAATTTGCACCCGCTCCAACGGATTCTTCTGTCGGCATATCGGCTGGATAACCTAAACCTATAGGATTACCAATAGCCACTAATTCACCGTCAACTTCTTTATACTCTTGATAATTGAAAGGCTGTGTTACATCTACCGTTTGCCCCTCCATTACTTTGTGCGATGGTCTTACACGGCTGTCTCTTTGAGTAAACCATACCTTCACTAACTTCTTGCCGTTTTGACGTAACCGCTTATCCATCTTTTCCCAACTTTTAGCACTCGTATCGTTTGTCAGTTGGGTTGCTAAAGTTCGAGAAGCCATTTTATCATTTACTTCTAATAACGTTGAACCATCAGCACGTAATTGCTTAATAACGTCTCCGATTTTGCCTTTAGGTATTTGAGACGAAGCCGTTTTCAACTGTACCATAATAGTTTTCGAACTAAAACCCGCACCTCGAAATACTTCATTCTTAAAGTTTTCCGTTAGTTCTACCTTTTCATTATCCGTTAACGGTTCGCCTGCTTGGTTTATTGACCATTCAATAACTTGTTTTGACAATGTAGGTAATTGTCTATTTATGGATTTTACGTACTCTTCTTCAAAGAATGAATCCTTTATTGCATTTACACCTGTTAGGGCGTCAACGTCTTTACCATCAGGATAACGTAACTTCAATTCATTCTCTATTGCCTTTATTAGTTCATTACCTGCAATGGTGTGAGATTTCGAAAACGAACCCTCTAACGATTCAATTACCTCTAATGCCTTCGTATAGTAATCCATATTAGCAATAGAATAGAAATCATCTTGACCTTTGGATAGTTGAACTATAGTTTCTTCTATTATAGGTTCGTTTACTGCTATTGGCTGTTCCAACGGTTGCAAATCTAATTGTTGACGGTATTCGTCAACGGTAACAACACCTAAACCGTAAGCGTCTTTGTACTGTGTAATTAGTTCGTCTCGTGTTGGCTCTAATACTGATATTTCATTCCAATTAGTCTCGACGTACCTACCATTGTCGATGTCTGCTAATTGCTGGGAGATTTGTTCGCCGTGTAACACCAATAACGGCTTTATTGTCATTTGCACAAAGTTACGTGTCGAAACTAATAGGTTGTTATAAGTTGAATTGTTAAGTCCCGCTGTTGTTATTGCTACTTCAGGAGGTACACGGAAAGAACTACATATTTGCGTTTCAAGTTGTTGCATTAAAGTAGACGCTTCGAGTGACTTCATATCAAACCCAAGTGGTTTGAGGTCTCTCCCTTCAGGCAGTTCAATGAAAGGTACGTCGTCGTTTGAAAAGGTGTTCTTTGCGTTGGCTTTGCCTGTTATTTGTTTCCAAAGTTTACGGAACCCACCTTTTTGTGATTCAGATATTTTACCAAAACCTTCAACGTCTTTAGACTGTGTCAACGCAAATAACGGTGTTAAACCGCCCCTACTCATAGTCCCCGCAATATGCCGTTGTATTTCATTATACGTTTGTATTGAACGCTTCGCTCCGTAGATAGGTGCAAGACCTTCGTAACGGTTAACAGGGTCGGTAATCAGCCACTTAAGGTGTATTACATCGTCTTTTGGTATTAGTTCAACAGTTGTGTTCGTGTACTGGTAGCCGACAGGATTATTCCCACCATCTACCAATACGGTTACCTTGTTGGCCTGTAGGATTCTTAATTCCAAGACTTGACCTGTAACGGTTCTTACTTTACGAATATAGGCGTTTCCATATTGGCTTATGTCTTCTGCTATAATCTTACGGAATGTTGCACCACTTTGTCCAGGGTTCGGTTTGTCTAATAGTTTTGTTATTTCACTATTTTCAACCACTTCACCGTCGAACTTTTCAACGAACCGTGCTTCGCTATACATCGTGGATATAATTGTAACACACGTTTGTACAACGGTGTTACTCAAACCATCGGAAAGTATATCGAACTTGTTATCAGGTTGAAAATCCCACTCCAACCACTCTTTAAAACTACTCATATTTTCTTAATATTCGATAAGCATAGACGGTTGCGTCTACCATATCGTCGTGTTTACCTAAAGGGAATGAAAGCAATTCCCTTGTATAACTTTGGTCTATGCTTTTACTGATATAAACACTACCATTCTCTATTTTTGCATTAAAGCCAATTGCTCGGCGAAACTTGTCGGTTTCAGGATAAGCCTTTAATACATTCAAATCACTATTACGTGTCAATTCCTGAACCATAGAGGCTTGATATTGCACGGATTCAATTACAACGGTTTGACAGTTCCAAATAGAACAAACGTTCTTAATGGTTTCTAACGTGCCGTTAAACGTCAAATGCTTTTGAATAACATCTAATACGTAATAGGTGTCTTTCCCTTCTTCTTTTCCCATTACAACTATAGCCGTGTAATCTGCATTATCCTTCATTGAAATGGCAAGGTCAACACCCACAACTAACTGTAAGTTTTTCGGTATGTCCTCGTATTCAATGTAACGTAGGTTTTCTTGACGAAATAACGTATTACCTCTATCAATGTCTTCTGCATATATTTCCTGCCGTACAGCCACCTCGTCCATTTCGGCTATTAGCCTACTAATTGCTTCAGGGTTTACATAAGGATTCTCATACGAACTCCAACGTTTCGTAAATGCAGTAACGTCTGATTCCCATTTGTTGAACACTTCAGTAAAGTAACATCTTGAACGCCCTGTACCGCTTAACACCAATTGACCATTAGTTATTAGGAATGTAGGTAGTATACTTTGCTCGATTACCTCTTTAAGGTCAACACTACATTCTTCGCATTCTTGTGCCTCGTCGATAATAACTATATTGTAATTGAATCCACGACCAACAGCCCTCTTTTTTAACGTTTTGAAATCTATACGTCCCTTACCTACTTCTATAGTAAACCGTGTATCGTGGCTCTTGACCATCGGCATTACGTCTTCTAAGAACTCTAAAGTTTCTTTGTAAACGGAATACAACCCTTCGGGGGCTGGTAAAGCATACAAGATTTTATTGCCTTCGAGCAATTTCACACACATATACGCTATTTGAGTGAACGTCTTCATACCACGACGTCCACCTTTCAACGCTACAAACTTATGGTTGTTCAAGCCGTTGTATACGTCTCTTTGCAATCGACAAAACGATGGTAGTTCGAAGGTATAGTTCATAACTTAACAGTATGGTATTGGTCTACCTGCATAATCATACAAGTGTGGATATTCTTTACGGTGTCTTGATTCCCAATCGTTAGAAGTATTCGTAATTATTTGCTTAGAAGGCTCTTCAATTTCTTCTATTTCAAGTTGCTCAATTTTAATTCGACCGTATGAAATTAGTATCGATAACTTCTGAATAGAGTTTTCGATTACTTCCTTTGTCCCTTTGATTTTTACATTCATTGTTCGTCGTCGTTTTTATGAATGATTGTTACCGTATGCTGATTACTTGATTCGTTTTGAGTGTTTCGATTATAACCTCTATGCTTTGCTCTGTTATTCAAATAGAACATTATACACCCTGCATCACCTTCGTTTATCTTTTTAACTAACTTCGATTCCACGTAGTCGACAGCAAACTGTTCTTGAACTTCTAATACTGCTTCATTGAAATCAGGGTCGCTGTCTCTCCATTTGTAAACGATAGTACGACTTATACCCATAACATTACAAGCATCACTAATAATTCCTAACGATGTTTCCAAATGTTTTAAGTATTGCTTTTTATTATCGTCAACTTGTAAACTCATTATTCTAACTACCTATGTTGTTGACAACGTCCGTTAAATATACCTTCTTGGTAACACGGTTGTACGTTATTCCCTGTAATGACAAACCCACTACATTGCTTATAGTTAGCGTCGTTAGGGCTTGAGCAACCAAACAAGATAACGGATAAAATTACTATGATTATGTATTTCATTTCAAAACCCTGCTATAACTGGTAAATTCATTTCTTTTGCTATTTGTCGTAAGTGCGGTATTAGATTCTTGCCTGGACATGCTGTTGACGCCCCTCGCCGATCGTGACTGGGAAAC